TTTACTCTCCATTCTTAAAAGTGGGATAGGTAGTAAGTTTAAAGTTAGAGGTTAATTATGCCTAAAACAGCAAGTGGAGGAGGAAGTGATGTAAGGCCAATTCCTGAGAACATGAAAGAAATATTTGGCTTAGAATATCCAAATCAAACATGGGAAAGTTTAACAGATAATGTTAGATCTAGTTTTAAAAATAGATTTGGTTATTTAAAGAAATATCATGACTCTATTAAAAGATTACCTAAGAATTATATTTCCTCAGATGAGTTAGCTGATATTATAAATGTAGAAAGAAAAAAAATTGTTTCATCTGACTACAGTGAAAGATTTGTAAATTTTTTGAAAGATACCTTACAGAGAAAAGAAATATATCGTGGTCAACCTTATGCTTCAAATAAAAGATATTTTTTTAAAAGTCCAACTGAAGCGCAAAAAGTAAAAATTCAAGAATTCATAAAAACTTTAATACCTGGAGTAGCCTATACACAAGCCAACACTCTTAAAGATCAAACAATTGCAAACATAAAAATTCTTTATAGGGATTATATAAATTCGAAAAAAAATTGGACTCTCCCAGAGTTTACTGAAAATCTTCTTAAAAAGATGACCTCTCATCAAGCAGGTCATGCAACTATGAGATTAGCTCAAATATTAGGAGGTTATAAATTTAATAACATGGAAAAATTAAAAAATATCAAAATAAACAGAAAAGCCTCTAAAAAAATATTTGATGAAATGGCAAAAAAACCTTTTGGCAATCCATATTTCTCATCTCACAGAGCAATATCCATGGATCTTATTGATGAAGAACTCGGTAGAAAAAGAGGAACCTTTAGAAAATTTAAGCAAGACGCAGTTGAAATTTTAAGAAAAAATAAAATATCACCAGAATCTTTTAACATTAATGAAATAGCCGGTATTACTGCAAACACTAGTTATACAAGAGGTGGAGCTCCTTTTTCTCAATTTATAGACATTATGGATTCAAGAATAAATCAAGGTGCAGGAGCGGCAGCAGGTTTTCAAGGAGATTTATCAAGTGCAAGAAAAAGAATACAGGAGGCAGAGCCATCATTAAAATCTAAAGTTCTTGAACGCCAAATAAATATTATAAACAATAAAGCAAAAAAATTAGAAAAAGAATTTAAGATACAATTACCAAGAATTATACCGATTGGAGAAATTGAAAATGCTTATGGTGCGGAGCGTTTACAAGAGTTGAAATTGAAAGGATTAGACATTCAAGGCGTTTCTAAAAAACTTGGTTATAGTCTTAAGATGCCAAAAGGATCTATCACTATAGAAGAATTTGTTAAAAATCCTGAGCTTCAACAAAAATTAATTAAAGCATTTAAGGGTCCAGGTGGAGGAGGTGTTTTTAAAATTGCTGCCTTTTTAGGTGCTTTAGGTGTTGGTGGCGGTATTCTTTCACCCTCAAAGGCTGAAGCTAAACCACCCGGCATGGACGATCCGATGAGCCCGAACTTCGTAGATATAAATGAGGCTCGCTTTGATGATTTTACTTATGAGCCAGCAAAACAACCATTAGTAAAAAATGTAACTTACGATAAGGATAGAAGTATTCTTGTGACTGGTCCTGAAACAAGAGCAAGTCCAGAAGATGTTCTTATGATGTTAGCAGCCACAGAGAATAAACAAGAACAAGAAGAATCAACTTTAGGTGATGTAGTAAAAGATGCTGCGATGATTATAGGAGGTGCCACAGCCGCGTTCGCCGCTCCAGATGCATTAACCACGATCAAAGAATCAAGAGGCGCGGGCCGCGGAGCGTTGAGGACTGCTGGTGATGTGGCTCTTAAAGGTTTCTATAGACTTGGTAGTCCATTAGCAACAGCTGGGTTTACTTTACCACAAGTGTTAGATGAAGACACTACAGCAACCGACATAGTAACCGATCCTTTAAATTATCTAGGACTTACGACTATGGAAACATTTTCAAAAAGAGCAGGAGCGATTGCTGCCCCTGCAGCTGCTAGAGCTTCTGGAATAGGATCTCTTTTAAAAAATTATAGGTCACTTGAAAACGTAGGTGAAGCAACACCTGGAAAATTAAATGCTCTTTTTAGGTTAGGATTAAGTCCAAGAGTTATTGCTGGAGCTTCTAGATTTTTAGGTTTACCAGGTTTAATCGCATCTAGCGCTTATTCCTTATATGATTATCTTTCTAACAGGGAGTCTGAATAATGGATCGTAGAGACTTCATGAAAATTTTAGCGGGCATTGCATCTCTACCGATTGTAGGTAAATTTTTACAAACTGGTAAAATGAAAGGTGCAATCAAAGGCATGGGTAAAGTGCTTCCTAAAGTTCCAGGAATGCCTGAATGGTTTTCACCTCTTGTTAATAAAATAATGAAAGAAGGAGTAGATATAACTCCTGAAGCTTCCAGAGTTAAAGATATGACCATTGTCAAAAAATTAGAAGTGCCTTCTGCAACTGGGGAGACGGATGTAATTACACTTACACAAAATAAAATAACTGGACAAATTACTGTTGATGCTGATGTTTCTGGTGGAGCAGCAGGTTCACCTTTTGAGTTAAATTATACACCACCTAAAACAGATATTAATATACAAACAGGAAAACCAGTAAAATATTCAGGTGATTTTTCTGTAGTAGAAAATAGACCAAGAACTACTGGTGAACCAGGAGGTTATGAATTTGATTATGATTCTTTTGATATAGATAGTGCTTATAGTGATGTTGAAAAATTAGAAAAAATTGGAACTGGAAAAATAAAAGATGTAAAAAAAATTGAGCAAAGAGCAAAAGGTAGAAAGATGTTAGAGGATTCTCCTTATGAAGATATTATGGATAGGTATTCAGATCCAATAGAACTAGATGATGTTGATTTTGCAAATGGTGGTATAGTTAACTATGCTCTTGGTGGATTGACAAAAACAGTTCCACCTGTTAAAGGTCCAGATTCACAAGGTGTTGAATCATTGTTTAGAAGAAGGTATAATTAATCATGGCAGAGATTGATAAGTCATTACCCAATACAAAAACTACTGTTGAAATTCCAGGTCAAACTGAAATAGAACAATCTTTTCAAGAAGACTTACAAGAACTACAAAATAAAGACGTTGAAATAATTCCTACTGAAGATGGTGGGGCAGAAGTATCTTTTGATCCAAGCGTTGCATCAATTGCTGGAGGAGAAGATCATTATGCAAATCTTGCAGAGTTTTTAGATGAATCTATTCTAGTAGAAATTGGATCAGATATTTTAGACCAATACATTGATTATAAAGCTTCAAGACAAGATTGGGAAATGTCTTATACTAGTGGCCTTGATTTACTAGGATTCAAATATGAAAGACGAACAGAACCATTTCGAGGATCGAGTGGAGCAACTCATCCTGTTCTTGCAGAAGCAGTTACACAATTTCAATCACAAGCATATAGAGAATTACTACCATCAGATGGACCAGTAAGAACTCAAATTGTAGGAAAGGTAACAAGAGAAAGAGAAGATCAAGCAAATAGAGTTAAAGACTTTATGAACTATCAAATTATGGATGTTATGAAAGAGTATGAACCAGAGTTTGATCAAATGTTATTTTACTTACCACTATCAGGTTCTACTTTTAAAAAAGTTTATTACGATGCAATATTAGGTAGAGCAGTATCTAAATTTATTCCATCTGAAGATTTAATTGTTCCATATTCAGCAACGTCACTTGAAGATGCTGATGCTATTATTCACGTAATAAAAATAACTGAAAACGAATTACGAAAACAACAGGTTTCTGGATTTTACAGAGATGTAGAATTAGGACAACCTCCACTTCAAACTAATGAATTGAAAGATAAACAATTAGAAATTGAAGGTGTTCGTATTAACAAAAACAATGATGTGTATACATTGCTAGAGTGTCATGTAAATTTAGACATTGAAGGGTTTCAAGATAAAGATCCTCAGTCTGATGAACCAACAGGAATTAAACTTCCATACATTGTAACGATTGAAGAAAGCACAAGAGAAGTTTTATCTATTCGTAGAAATTACAAAGTAGATGATCCTATGAAAACTAAAACAAATTATTTTGTGCATTTTAAATTTTTACCTGGACTTGGTTTTTATGGTTTTGGTCTAATCCACATGATAGGTGGGCTATCACGAACAGCGACCTCGGCTTTAAGACAGCTGTTAGACGCCGGCACGTTATCTAACCTGCCAGCCGGATTCAAGATGAGAGGTATACGAGTGAGAGATGATGCACAACCAATTCAGCCAGGAGAATTTAGAGATGTAGATGCACCAGGCGGAAATTTGCGTGATGCGTTTATGCCTTTACCATTTAAAGAACCATCCGCGACCCTCTTACAATTAATGGGTATCGTGGTAGATGCAGGACAAAGATTTGCCTCTATTGCTGACACACAAGTTGGTGACATGAATCAACAAGCTGCCGTTGGAACTACTATTGCATTATTGGAGCGTGGATCAAGAGTGATGTCTGCAATACACAAACGATTGTATGCATCTTTAAAACAAGAATTTAAATTACTATCAAATGTATTCTCAACTTATTTACCACCATCATATCCATATGATGTTGTAGGTGGAGTTAGAGAAATTAAACAAATGGATTTTGATGACAAAGTAGACATTGTTCCAGTTGCGGATCCAAATATATTTTCTCAAAGTCAAAGAATTTCTATAGCGCAAACAGAATTACAACTTGCACAATCTAATCCTCAAATTCATGATCTGTACCAAGCTTATAGAGGTATGTATCAAGCTATTGGAGTTCGAGATATTGATTTAATTCTTCCACCACCAAAACAACCGTTACCAATAGACCCTGCTTTGGAACATATTACAGCAATGTCACTACAACCTTTTCAAGCGTTTGCTGGACAAGACCACCGAGCTCACATTGAAGCTCATTTAAACTTTATGCAATTGAATATGGTAAGAAATAATCCTGCAGTTGTATCAGCTATTCAAAAAAATATACTTGAACACATATCTTTGATGGCACAAGAGCAAGTTCAAATAGAATTTGTGCAAGAATTACAACAGTTACCTATCTTACAACAACAAGCTGCTATGGATCCACAAGCTGCACAACGAATTCAGAATCTAACTATTCAAATTGAATCAAGAAAATCTAGATTGATAGCTGAAATGACTAGTGAATTTGCAAAAGAGGAAAACAAAATTACTTCTCAATATGATTCTGACCCATTATTGAAGCTTAAATCACGTGAAGTTGACTTAAGAGCCATGGAAAATGAACAAAAAGGCAAAGAAGCTGATGAAAGATTGAATTTAGACAAGATGAAAGCCATGATGAACCAACAAAATCAAGAAAATAAACTTGCACAAAGCGAAAATTTAGCTAAATTACGAGCTGGAGTAAGTCTTGCAAAACAAGGCGTCCAACAAATGAAAATACGAGGAACATAATATGGAAAAAGGTCCTAAGAAGGTAGCCAAAGTAATGAGAGAGTTTAAAAAAGGTGAACTCAATATTGGTAAGTCTTCTAAAAAAGTGAAAAATCCTAAACAAGCGATTGCAATTGCACTTTCTGAAGCTGATATGTCTAGAAAGCCTATGGCTAAAGGTGGAGTAGCATCAACATCTTCACGATCAGAATATGGAAATTTAGTAGATCACTCACAATTTACTCAACCAAATGGTCTTTTAAAAGGTGGAATTGAAGTTGAAGTATCAAATCCACAAGAGACACAAATGGAACAAGTTGGTGGTCAACGGGCAATGCTACCGGAGAAAAAAAGAACAGCGAAGTGGTACTAAATTATGTTGCAAATGTTAGGAGCAGTTGCACCTCTTGCTAAAGTACTATTTAATACAATTGAAAAAGCTGTTCCTGATAAAGACTTACAAGAAAAGTTAAAAGCTCAACTACAAACTCAACTATTACAATCCCACACACAAGAACTAACGGCTGCAGCTAAAATTATTGAAGCTGAAGCAAAAGCAGGCTGGTTTGCATCATCTTGGAGACCACTTCTGATGTATGTATTAATCTTTATTTTAGTATGGAATTATGTTATAGGACCAGTTATAAAAGTATTCACAGGAGCAGTTATCTCTTTTGAATTACCTGGCGATGTTTGGACATTATTGAATGTTGGACTCGGAGGTTATGTAATAGGTAGATCTGCTGAATCCGTTGCAAGGACAATGGCAAATAGACCTGTGGTAAACAAAGAACAAGAAAACGGATAAGGAGATAAAATGAGAAACGATTATGG